ATGAATCTTCTGTCGAGGAAAAGACATGTCGCTTAACTTAGTATCACCTGGCGTCAAGGTAAGAGAAGTTGATTTAACTATTGGAAGAGCAGATGCTGCTGCAGAGCAAGTAGGAGCGATTGCAGGACCTTTTGAATTGGGACCGGTTGATGTTCCCATTCTTATTGAAACTGAACAAGATCTTCTCAGAACTTTTGGAAAGCCATTATCCACAGACGCACAGTATGATTACTGGTTAAGTGCGTCTTCATACCTGTCATATGGCGGAATATTAAGAGTAGTTAGATCTGATGGAGATACTCTTAAAAACGCTACTGCAGGAACAGCAGTAAAAGTTAAATCATATGAAGATTATGTAAATAATCGTAGTAGTGATACAACCTGGAATTTTGCAGCAAGAAGTCCAGGTCGCTGGGCAAATAATCTAAAAGTTTGCACAATTGATGGAGCTGCTGATCAAATTCTTACTTTATCCAGTACATCAGGACTCACCGCTGGAATGGCGGTAACACAGTCAATTGATGGAAGAGTTAATGTTGGTTCAGGATCAACATCATCATACACTGGAATAATTAGAGGTATTATCACTGAAGTTGAAACTGATACATCAATTTCAATTAAAATTACAGATACTGTTGATTCTAGCGGTACATATGCAGCCGCAGAATATGAAGAAAATGGAAGTCTTTCATTCCTCAATCCTAGCACTTCTACAACAGTTCCAACTGTCGGTATCGCAACTACAGCAGGTGTTATTGATACTGCATTTGATATCACAATTAGTGGTATTACAACTGCTGGTGTTCAAATTGGTGACTCTGTTACTGTTACGGGAGGAAATTCTACAGTATCAGCAGGAACTACGGTCGTTTCGATTGATGCAAATGTAATTACAGTTGATAAAGCAATCACCGGCATTAGCACAGCAGGAGATGGTGCAGTATTTACATTTAGTAGAGATGGATCTCCGGTAACTGTTAATACAAATACAATTACCGCTAGAACATCCGCAGGAATTTCTACTGTATCTATCACTTCTGGAACACTTAAGGATTGGTATGGAAGTCAAACACTTTCATTAACTAATTCAACAGTATTCTGGAAATCGATTGCACCAAAACCAGGAACATCAGAATATGCATCACAAAGGAATGCAAAGAATGATGAAATTCATGTAGTGGTTGTAGATGATACAGGTTCTGTAAGTGGAGTTGCAGGAAATATTTTAGAAAAACATCTCAGTCTTTCTAAATCTTTGGATGGAAAAGTTTCTCCATCTGAAGGAGTTTACTATAAAGACTACATTGCAAATAGTTCTGAAAATATCTTTGCTGGTATTGGCGGAACAATGGCTGTTTCTTCTGGAACTTCTGCTGGAACATTAACTACCTTTACTGCAACTGGAACTGGAAATTTTGGAACAAATGCCCAGGGAGTGACGTATGCAGTTGAAGGTTCAAAATCTTACACATTAACCAATGGAGAAAATTATTCCGCTACGGGTGGTTTTGGATGCTCATTAGAAAAAATTATTTCATCTTACGAGTTATTCAAAAATAAAACAGAAGTTCCAATTGACTTCTTAATTAATGGTCCATCTGGTGGAACTTCAATTTTTGAATCTCAAGCAAAAGCGAAGAAACTTGTTGAGATTGCGGAACTTAGAAGAGATTGTATTGCTTGCATCTCTCCGCACAGAGCTGGTGTCGTTAATGTAGCAAATTCTGATACACAAACGGATAACATTGTTCAGTTCTTTGATGGAATTCAGTCTTCATCATTTGCAGTATTTGACTCTGGTTACAAGTATATGTTTGATAGATTTACCAATTCTTTCAGATATGTTCCATGTAATGCAGATGTTGCTGGATTAATGGCAAGAACTTCTCTAAATCAATTCTCATGGTTCTCTCCTGCAGGAACTTCTAGAGGAGCACTTAATGGTGCTGTTAAACTCGCATACAATCCAACACAAGCTCAAAGAGATATAATTTATCCTAAGAGAATCAATCCAATAGTTTCTCAAAGCGGTGCTGGTATTATTTTATTTGGAGACAGAACAGGACTTGCAAAAGCATCGGCATTTGACAGAATTAACGTTCGTCGTTTATTCCTTACAATTGAAGAGGCAATTGAAAATGCAGCAAAAGATCAACTGTTTGAATTCAATGATGTAATTACGAGATCTAATTTCGTTAACATTGTTGAACCATTTCTTCGTGATGTTAAGGCAAAGAGAGGAGTTAGTGATTTTGTCGTAATTTGCGATGAAACTAATAATACTCCAGATATTATTGATTCAAATCAGTTCAAAGCAGACATCTTTGTGAAGCCTGCAAGATCAATTAACTTCATCGGTCTTTCTTTCGTTGCTACTCGCACGGGAGTAAGTTTTGAGGAAGTCGTAGGTAATGTTTAATTTACAATATTAATTCACTAGAGGAAACTATTAATGGCTAACCGAAACGTCCCAAACACCAAGGATAGAACCCTTGATGCATTCAAGGGTAGAATGATTGGGGGTGGTGCAAGACCTAATCTATTTGAATGTGAACTGTACTTCCCCGAAGATTCTATCCCAGTAGAAACAACCAGAGATGCTTTAACTGATAGAACTAGATTCTTAGTTAAAGCAGCAAATCTTCCAGCATCCAATATTGCACCCATCAACATTCCTTTTAGAGGAAGAAATTTGAAAGTTGCTGGAGATAGAACTTTTGATCCATGGACAATTACTGTTATCAATGATGTTGACTTCACCATCAGAACTGCTTTTGAAAGATGGATGAATCTTATCAATAAGCATGAAGATAATGCTGGCATCACAAATCCAACTGATTATCAGAAGGATCTATATGTCAAACAACTTGGCAGAGCAGAAGTTGGAGGAAAAGTTCCAACCAGTGAGTCAAGAGTTCCAGTTCTAAAACAGTATAAATTCTTAGGAACTTTCCCATCTAATATTTCTGAAATTGCACTTTCATACGATAGTTCTGATACTATTGAAGAATTTAGTGTAACAATGGAAGTTCAGTGGGTTGATGTATTAGATCCAACTGGTTCAACCCAGATAGGAACAGGATCATAAATAATACATAATAGTTCAATTTTTGATTAATGGCTAAATTATTTGGTTTTAAATTACCAGAAGCTGGGGAAGGCAAATCTTCAAAGGGTATTGTCTCCCCAGTTCCTCCTTCTGATGAAGATAAATCAGATTTTTATGTCTCTAGCGGTTTCTACGGACAATATGTAGATATTGAAGGAGTTTATAAATCTGAACAGGATCTGGTTCGTAGATACAGAGAAATGTGTCTACATCCTGAGTGTGATAGTGCAATTGAAGATATTGTTAACGAAGCAATCGTTTCAGATCTTGATGATTCTCCTGTGGAAATTGAATTATCGAACCTTCCAGCTTCTGATAGATTGAAAGACATCATAAGAGAAGAGTTCAAAAATATCAAAAGTATGATGAACTTTGATAGAAAATGCCATGAGATTTTTAGAACTTGGTATATCGATGGAAGACTTTTTTATCATAAAGTAATTGATCTAAATGATCCCTCAGCTGGTATTAAAGATATTAGATATATTGATCCACTTAAAATTAGACTTATAAGAAAAGCAGAACAAATTGGATCAAACAATCAATCTCCATTTGATGTTGCTAGAAATGGAAAAGATCCAGGAAATCCAGAAAACTATAAATCTCCAGAGATAGAAGAGTATTATCTCTATGATCCAAATGCAACTACGAAAAATAGTGGTATTATTCCAAGCAGAAATAATAAAGGATCAGTAAAAATTGCAAAAGATGCTATAACTTATTGTACCTCAGGATTAGTTGATAGAAATAAGCAAACTGTTTTATCGTATCTTCATAAAGCAATTAAATCATTGAATCAACTAAGAATGGTTGAAGATAGTCTGGTTATTTACAGATTATCAAGAGCACCTGAGCGTAGAATTTTCTATATTGATGTTGGTAACCTGCCAAAAATTAAGGCAGAACAATATCTGCGTGACGTAATGAATCGTTATCGTAATAAACTTGTATATAATGCGGATACTGGAGAAATCCGTGATGACCGTAAGTATATGGCAATGTTAGAGGATTTCTGGTTACCTCGTCGTGAAGGTGGTAGAGGAACTGAAATTTCTACACTCCCTGGTGGACAAAATCTTGGAGAACTCACTGATGTTGATTATTTTCAAACTAAATTATATAAATCGTTAAATGTCCCATCAAGTAGACTAGATAGTGCCGGTGGTTTCAATTTGGGTCGTTCATCTGAAATTTTACGTGACGAATTGAAATTTACAAAGTTTGTTGGTAGATTACGTAAGAGATTTTCTGGAATTTTCAATGATATGTTGAAAACTCAATTAATCTTAAAAAATATTATTACTCCTGATGATTGGTCCGAATTAGAAGATCACATTCAATATGATTATCTTTATGATAATCATTTTTCAGATCTTAAAGAAAACGAATTGTTAAATGAACAACTTGGAGTTGTTTCTGCAATGGAACCATATCTAGGTAGATATTTTTCTGCACAGTATGTAAGATCTAAAATTTTAAAACAAACGGAAACTGAAATTAAAGATATAGATAGACAAATTGAAAAGGAAATAAAAGATGGAATTCTTCCTGATCCAAACGCAGTTATAGATCCAGAAACTGGAATGCCAACAGGACAAAAAATGGATCTTGGAACTCCAGTTACAGAACCAGACTTAGAAAGTCAGGGAAGCGCAACTGAAGCACCAGAAGGTGGAGAAATATAAAGTAAATGGATGATATTTACAAGAATTTAAAACAACGTATTCAAATAATTATCAGTACAAATCAATATAGACATCCATATTTAAATGATTTAAATTTACATAATTATCATCCACACATATTCCCCTATCAACATCTTCATCCTCTTTATTTTGATAGTACTAAAAAAATATAAATAGATATTAGTTCTTATTATTTTTGATACAAAATGGATGATTTAATGGATATGATAGTTTCTGACGAAGCTAGTGCTTCTGATATAAGTGATAAAATTAAAGAAATTTTATATGCAAAAGCAACTGAAAGAATTGATTCAGTAAGACCATCGGTTGGTTCCAGTCTTTTTGGAGATGAGGACGATTCAATTGAAAATCCTGACGAAAGCGATGAGATTGAATTAGAAAAAGAAATTTCTGGAAATGAAGAATGAGTATTAAAAAACTATTTTTAGGAGAAAAATTATAATGGCATTAGCTTCTACAGAGGTTACACCAAGTTCATATGTTCTTATTGGAAATGATGTTACTTCCATAACTTTTCAGTGTCAAAGTAGTACTCCGGTGGTAATCAGCGTTTCAACAAGTGGTTCTGGAATTGCAACAGCAACTGATGGATTAATTTATAATAGATTTGAAGGTGAGGTTAAAAAATTAGTTGCAGATCTATCATTTGAAACTAATCCAAAATTTGTTTATGCAAAAGCACTCACAGGGACTTCTAAAATAATTTACGAAACACCATAATAGAGAGTTATAATGGCAATTAAATCTGCACTAGGAAGACAGTTTGGAACTCAGTTTGACTCTGTATTTGATGTAGTAAAATCAAATTCAACATATGAAAAGTCTGGTGGTAAAATTCCATCATTAGATTTAAATTTTGCTAAAAGTAAAACACTTGTAGATTCTAGAAGCACTAAAAATAAGATTACATTTACCCGTGCCAGCAGCGGAACGTTTGTCGGTGCGGATGGTCTAATTAAGACTACCCCTGTGAACCTTGCAAAAAATAGCGAGGACTTTTCTACAGGTAGAACCAATGCTGGCTATGGTGTTTTATCGACAGTTAATACAAATCAAATTGCAGCACCAAACGGCACAACTACTGCTGATGAAATAGTTACAGTTACAACAACTCAGCAGAACAGAGTGGCAAATCCGCATTCAGTTACTTCAGGGAAAAATTACACATATAGTGTATTCATCAAATACAACAACACTGATACCGTACAATTTTATCTTGGATATGCCAATAAAATGAACGGCAGTGGAACGTTTGTTTTTTCAACAGAAACAGCAACGGTTTCGGGAGCTACTGGATTGAGTGCTGGATTTGATAAACTAAGCAACGGATGGTATAGATTTTATTTCACAGCTTCAGCATTCACTACGGGATCTACTAACTCAGGATTTATTGGCGGAACAACTGGTGGTGAAAAAGTTTATGTATGGGGTGAGCAAATTGAAGAAGGATCATCTCCTAGTGAATACATCCCAACTGGTGCAACTATTTCTGGTGCTCCTCGCTTCGACCATGACCCTGTAACTGGTAAAAGCTTTGGTCTTCTAATTGAAGAAGCTAGAACTAACGAAATTTCTGCCGACCTTAGTATAAGTAGTCCTGCTGTGGGGTCAACTTTATCTGAAGATACTGCGGTTACGAACCCTGATGGTACAACAGGTGCGGTAAAGATAACGGCGACTGCAGGAACCTCAATTCATACTATTTCAAGAAACTCAACTAGCTCAACCACTAATCATGCATTCAGCGTTTTTATAAAGAAAGGCAATCATCGTTATATTGGATTAAGTCAAGGTGGAACGTCAAACAATATTCACGTAGTTTTTGATACTGATACAAAGACTATAACTGATGATGGTTCTCATAACAACGGCACCTTTGTCTCTTCTGGGTTTGAAGAATATGCTAATGGTTGGTTCCGGATACATATGGTTGGTTTCACACAGGGAACTGTGTTGCGTGTTTTTCTAGCTCAAAATGCCTCGCAAAATGGTTTGAGAAATTGGAATGCCACGGGTAATGAATTTGCCTACGTCTGGGGTATTCAAAGAGAAGATGGTGATTTCCCGACTTCCTACATTCCCACCTCCGGCTCTGTCGTCACTCGTGCAGCAGACGTTGCTGAGATCACTGGTGCGGACTTTGCGAAGACGAACCTGGCAGAATACAGCCAGAGGTTTGAGCAACCTAGGGGAGTGACTAACTCCACTGGGTTAAATGGCGGTAGTTCTATTCATCCTAACAATATATCTGCACCTGATGGATTAACCACAGCCGACAAGTTCACTAGAGGCGGTACCGGTACTGGCAAATATCAGAATGTGTTGGTCACTACTAAAGCCGCTTCATCACTCACCTACACCTACAGCATTCACTTTAAGAAGGATGACGCACGTTATGTAAGTATGCGGATGCAAGGCGTCTACCCAGCTAGGGCTGATGTGGTTTTCGATTTAGACACAGGTACGATTGTAGTGCCAGCATCTGTAGTAAGCGGCTATGTTAGTGCAAGTTCGACCATTACTAGTATCAATGGTGGGTGGTATCGCTGTACTTTGACTGCAACCACAAACTCTGATACAAACTTGCAGATTAACTATTCATGCTCCGCCGAAACTTCTCAAATTGACGGAACATCTTCAGTTATCAATAGTGTCTATGTGTGGGGCGCCCAACTTGAAGAAGGCGCTGCCCTAACCGAATACACCTCGTCTGTCGAAACTTTCGTCTCCCGTGCATCTAGTGCAACGTTTGTGGATGATGCGACTGGGTTGATTAAGACGACGCCTGTGAACTTGCTGCAGTACAGCGAAGCGTTTGATAATACCTATTGGACTAAGACAAACTCACTGCAAGTAACAGCAGATCAAGCTACAGCTCCTGACGGATTAACAACTGCCGACCTACTGACTAGAACTGGCCACCAGCAAGTCGCTTATGCAGTGCTAGATGCCGGAACTTATGTATTTTCTGTTTTTGCAAAAGCAAACACGTCTAGCAAGGTTACGCTGGCGTCTAGTGTAGGTTTTGCAGGACAATCTGTAGTCTTCGACCTCAGTGCTGGTACGGCTGGTAGTGTCACTAATTACATCAGTGGGAGCAATTCGACTATTAGTTTAAGCTCTCCTAGTATCCAAAACGTAGGAAACGGTTGGTATCGCTGCTCTGTTGTAGTAACTACGACCGTGAATCGAGCCTTACATGTAGAGCCTGGTGACTTAACAAATACGGCAGCTTCTGCTTTTTTCTGGGGTGCTCAAGCCGAAGAAGGCACTACTGCAACACCCTACATCAAAACCACCTCCACCATCTCTGGTGCTGCACGATTTGAAAATAATCAGTTGATTTTAGAAGAGTCAAGAACTAATTTTGTTCTTAACTCAGATTCAGTTCAAGGAAGTACACTTGGATCACCAATCCTAAACAGCACCGCAAGCGTAGTTTCGCCAAGAGGTATTACTGAAACTGTCAGACAATTAGGGCGTGATGTCCAAGCGGGAGGTGCTCAAACATGGCGTGTTGGATCTACAAGTGGAGGTACTCCTAATACGACTTATGCTATCAGTTTTTATGCTAAAACTGTGTCTGGTGAAACAACAACTATTAATATTGATATCAACGATTTGTCACCTTTGGAAGGACAAGAAACAACGATTACCGGTGAGTGGACTCGTATAATAAAAACAGGTGGAAGCAGAAATAATGCTCTTCGGTTTTTTGATATGAATATGCGTAGTAGTACCAGTGAAGAGTTTTATGTGTTTGGTGCACAGATTGAGGCTGGCGATTTTGCCACTTCATATATCTCAACTGGTGGATCATCTGTAACTCGTGCTGCTGATGTATCGACCACTGCTTTGGGTGTTAATAGCTTCCACAACCAGAGTGAAGGTACGTTGTTTGTTGAAGCGTTAGATTACGCACATCCGATCACTGGCACAGCTCTTGTACCTTTTTCCTATAGTGACAATAGTTTTACTAATTTGATTCAACTTGGAGGCTCTACTGGGTCTAATGTATTTAACTTTGACATAATATCTGGTGGCTCCCAGTCCAGAGTAACCCTTGGTAATTATTCCAGCAACAAGCTTAAATCTGCAGGTGCATACAAAGTTGCTGATCAGGCTGGATCTCTTGACGGCGCACCTGTTGTTGATACAAGTCCGTCCAGTATTCCGTCCACCATTAACCGCCTAGATATAGGCAATAATCATACAGGCGGATTACATATTAACGGTCGCATCAAACGCTTTACATACTTTAATACTCGTCTTTCTGACGATAAACTTAAATCTATCACAACATAACCATGGAAGAAGAATTTACACCGATCCCAGGACCATTTTTTAAATTTGCAGATGAAGCAGCATGGTTAACTGCTGCTCGTGCTGCTGGTTTTATGGGAGCAGATGAAGAAGGGAATGAAATCCTAGTTCAATATACTCACGACCGTGCCATTGATGTTATTGGAACAATCACCGAAGGTGGTGAATGGGATGATGAAGGAAATGAAATTGTAGCACCAACAGTATTAAGTGGGTGGCATGTTAATTACCTCGGAGATCTTCCAACGGGATGGGAATCTTATGAGGTTACACCATCAACTCCTTATAGAGTATTCGCATAACTAAATAATTATTAAAAGTATAGATAAAATGAAACTTATCAGAGAAGAAGTTGAAAATGTAGAAGTCATTACCGAAGGTAAAGGTTCCGCAAAAAGGATGTACATTGAGGGAACTTTTCTCCAAGGTGACATCAAAAATCGTAATGGCAGAATGTATCCCATTGCAACTCTTGCAAAAGAAGTTGGTAGATATAACGAAGCATATACTAACAAAGGTAGAGCACTTGGAGAACTTGGTCACCCCGACGGTCCGACAATCAATCTTGATCGTGTATCTCACAAAATTGTAAAACTTGAACAAAGAGGTTCAAATATTTACGGTAAGGCACAACTTCTTAGTACCCCGATGGGAAAGATTGCACAGTCACTGCTTGATGAAGGTGTAAAACTTGGAGTTTCTTCTCGCGGAGTTGGTTCATTAAAACTGAACAATGAAGGTATTAATGTTGTTGGTGAAGATTTCATGTTGGCAACCGCTGCAGATATAGTTGCCGATCCATCTGCACCTGATGCTTTTGTAGATGGAATTATGGAAGGAAAAGAATGGGTATGGGAAGGTGGTATTTTACGTGAAAAATTTGTATCAGAAACTAAAAAAAGAATAAATACATTAGTTGATCAAAGGCAACTGGAGGAGCATAAACTTCAGTTGTTTAATGACTTTTTATCAAATCTTTAAATTATAAATAAATATAGTTTAATTAACTACAATTAAGGTATTCGGAGAGTTCAAATGTCCAGTGGAAAAAACTTACAAGAAATGGAAGTAGGCACTGCTCAATCCAAGACAGCCGTAAATGCTAACGCTAAACCTGCTGATCCTATGCCAACAGGTAATGCATCTGGTGTTCAAACACCAGGACAAATTCCTGTCGAAGATCTTGGTGGTCCAACTCCAGAAAATTACAAGTCTGATGACGATTCAGCAAAGTTAAAAACTCCAGGAGCAACCCTGAAGCAAGTCAAAGACATTGTTAATAAGGGTGCAAAACCAGCAGATCCAATGCCAGCTGGCATGAAGGAAGAGGATGAGTCTATTGATGACCAAGAAGTTGTTTCCGAAGAGGAAGTTTCTGAAGAGGAAGAGCTTCGTTCTCAAGTAGAGGATGAACTCAGTGAATCTGAAGAAGAATCTTCTGAAGTCATTGATGAGTCAGAAGAAGTTGTCGAGATTGATATCGACGCAGATGTTACTGCACTTCTTCAAGGAGAAGAACTCTCCGAAGAGTTCCAAGAAAAAGCAAGAGTAATCTTTGAAACTGCAATCAACGCAAAGGTTGGTGAGATCAAAGAAGAAATGGAAGCAAATTATGCTTCTGCTATCGAGGAACAAGTATCAGAATTCAAGACTGAACTCACCGAAAGGGTGGATTCATATCTTGAGTATGTTTCATCAGAGTGGTTGGAAGAAAACACTCTGTCTGTTGAGAATGGACTTAAGGCAGAAATGTCAGAGTCATTCCTCAACGGTATGAAGCAACTTTTTGAAGAACATTATGTTTCAATCCCTGAAGAAAAATATGATGTACTTGAGAGCATGGTAAATAAACTTGATGAAATGGAAGGAAAACTCAACGAGCAAATTGATCGCAATGTTGCTCTAAATAAGAGATTAGCAGAATCCGTTACCGATGGAATCTTAAGTGATGTTTCTGAAGGACTTGCAGTCACTCAGAAAGAAAAACTCGCTTCTCTTGCCGAAAGTGTTGAGTTTGATGGTGAAACAGACTACCGTGAGAAACTGGTAACTCTAAGAGAGGCATATTTCCCCTCTAGACCTGCAACCAGTACTCAAACAGATTCTTCTGAATTTATTGCAGAAGAAAGTTCCGTAACCCAGAATATTTCTGGATCAATGGAAGGATATCTTACTGCTCTTCAGAGAGTATCTAAAAAGTAAGTTTTTATATTATAAACTTAAACCACAAACACTTTTAAAGAGGTAAATTCAAATGCAAATGTTCAATGCTGAGCATCTGCAGGAGAAGTGGGCACCATTACTCGACTATGATGGCGTTGATGCTATCAAAGATTCCCACCGTAGAATGGTAACCGCAGTTCTCCTGGAGAACCAAGAAAAATTCATGACTGAGGAACGTGCGTTCCTTTCCGAAGCCCCAACCAACGCTGCTAATGCAGGTGGTGCATCTGGTGGATTCGGTGGTGGTTCAACACCCGCTGGTCCTACCGCAGGTTTTGATCCCGTACTGATCTCACTCATCCGTCGTTCAATGCCTAACCTGGTCGCATATGACCTGGCTGGCGTACAACCAATGAATGGTCCTACTGGACTCATCTTTGCAATGCGTTCCCGCTATACCAATCAAAGCGGAACCGAAACATTCTTCGATGAAGTCGATACCGCATTCTCTGCACAGAATGATGGTAACGATCTTGAGCAAGGTCTCTACACCGCTCAAGCATCTGAAGGCGCTAGCGTTGGTTTCGGTACTGCTTCAGCTGGTGCTAACCATGGATCCAACCCAGCATTGCTGAATGGTGGAAATCAGAAGGACTACGCAGTTGGTCAAGGTATGCACACTGGAGACGCTGAAGATCTCGGAGACGGATCTGGCGACCAGTTCAACCAAATGGCATTCTCAATCGAGAAAGTCACTGTTACCGCCAAGTCTAGAGCACTGAAGGCTGAGTATTCACTCGAACTCGCTCAAGACCTCAAGGCAATCCACGGTCTGAATGCTGAAGCAGAACTCGCTAATATCCTTAGCAGTGAGATTCTTGCTGAAATCAACCGTGAAGTCATCAGAACCATCTACAAGGCTGCTGAAACTGGAGCACAAACAAACGTTGCTACTTCCGGTAAGTTTGACCTTGACGTTGATAGCAACGGTCGTTGGTCTGTTGAGAAGTTCAAAGGTCTGCTTTTCCAAATCGAGCGCGAAGCGAACGCTATCGCACAAAGAACTCGTAGAGGAAAGGGCAACATGATCCTCTGCTCTGCAGACGTTGCCTCCGCTCTGACCATGGCTGGTGTACTTGATTACACCCCTGCTCTGAACGCTAACCTTAACGTTGATGACACTGGTAACACCTTCGCTGGTGTTCTGCAAGGTAAGTATCGTGTATACATCGATCCTTATTCTGCAAACCTTGCTGCTTCTCAGTACTTCGTTGCTGGATACAAGGGCACCTCACCTTATGATGCTGGTCTGTTCTATTGCCCATATGTTCCTCTCCAAATGGTTCGTGCCGTTGGTCAGGATACCTTCCAACCTAAGATTGGATTTAAGACCCGCTACGGCATGGTCGCTAACCCATTCGCAGAAGGAACCACTCAGGGACTTGGACGCCTTAAGACTAACTCCAACCGCTACTATCGTCGCGTGCGTGTTGAAAACCTTATGTGATTTTTCTCACATATTCCTCAGAGGGTCTTCGGACCCTCTTTTTTTATGTCTAAATATATGAAATGTATTAACATAAACTTATTCTCATGTTTGCACCAGATGAAGAGTGGATGCTAGAAATGCATATGGGAATAGATGAGGTAAGACTTTTATATAGTCACATATGTTTTGCAATAGAAACTTGGCCTGGGTCTCCAAAAAGACCACCTGAAGAACAAGAATATTTAAAAATACTTAAAACTAGATTATTTGCAATGATAATGGAATATAACATTGAGCACTAAATAATAATAAAAGAACCATGAAGGCATTCAATAAATTCATTGAAGAAGCAGCAAAGAAAAGATGTCCGTCTGGAAAATATTGGTGTTTTTCAGATAAAAAATGTAAGAAAATTCCAATGGGATATCATATTGGATATGGCGGATATTTAGAAAGAGATAAAGGAGATTCTTCCGATAATAAAAATGGTAACGGTAACGGAAATGGATCTAGCAATGGTGGTGGTAACGGAAGTGGCAATGGAGG